ATATCCATGTACCACTCCTGGCCCCGGGTGTCGCCCCGGTAGTTAATTCCGCGCACGATGTACACCCCGTCGGTCGCGATGCTGGCGAGCCGCGCTTTCGGGTCCGGCAGCGCCGCCTGCCCGTTACCGTTCTTGATACTTTCACCTCTGTGTCCGCTGCCCTTCGCAACTTCCGCAGCAGGCAGGCTCTGCTGGTTGATGATAACCTCACCCTGTGTAAGGCGTATAAGGCCGTTTGTGCGGATTTTCGGGTTTATCAGACACCGCACGTTCAGCCCCTTGCCGATGGTCTGCGTCGGGGTGCCCACCAGCCCGGTTTCGCTGTTCAGCTCCACCGCCTCGTGCATGTACTCCCCCTTCGCCAGCATCACCCGCTGTCCGTCAACAAACATCCAGCTGGCGTTGCACTGCCGGGCCACCTCATCCATCAGCCACCGGGTCTTGCCGAACAGCACCCGTCCGCGCGGATACACCTTCGCCGGCATCGCCGGGGTCCGCCCCTCCGTCACCCCGTAGCGGGCAAAGTCCTGCATCAGGACACGGTTCATGTCCGCCACGGTATACCCCGCCGCCAGGGTGTGCACGGTCACCGCATTCGAAAACGCCAGGTCCGCATCCCCCGCCTGTATCAGTACGTAAGTGTCCACCGCGCTCTCCCTGCCCACCGAGGCGTAGCGGATGTCGCCGGAATATATCAGGCCGTGATTGCTGCCGCCCCTCTCCGCCAGCCCGTCATATCCGGCCAGCACCCGGATACGGGTCAGCCCCTGGCCGACTATCTTCTGCGCCGTGTCGTCAGCGAGGTTATAGATTTTGAAGGTGCCCACCGAGGTCTGGCTGCTGATGTTAAAGCAGTCGATGTTGAACACCACCCTGAGGTCGCTCAGGGTAATACCCGTGCCGCTGTCGTCCGTGAGCTGCAGCTCAAAGTGACGCATCCAGTTAACTGTCATCGCGTTACTCCATGAAGGTAGGGTGAGATGAAACCAAGATTACCTAAAGCAATCTCTCCCATGCACCGTTGTCGAAACCGGCTATGTAGCCGTTCGTGATATCAAAGCCAAAAAACTGGCTACCTTCTGAGGGGGTTAATACGTCGCCGGACAACACCCCAGCCGCTTTAACCGTCAGATAACCCTGGCGAATGGCCGCTACCAGCTCAAGTGATATATCCGCACTATCCGTTTCATAAAAGACCCAGACCGATATCGTCATATCCTGATTATCAACGATCTGCATACGCAGACCGGAGCCTGCCGTCGCGGCATCAAGAATGGCAGGCAGCGTATCGTTCTGGCCGTTCCAGCTGTTAATGGCGATTTTTGTCTTGAGGATAATTCGGTAGGTCTCGTCGCTCAGCGCCGTATAGCCGCTGTCAGGATCGTAGGGCCCCTGCCACACGCCCTGGTCGTATCCCAGAGTGTCACTGTCCCAGGAAAAGTAGATGCCACTAATAGGCTCATTTACGTAGCGGGTTCTGCCTACCCACTCGCCGATCTGGTCAAGCTGTGTGCCCATCGCCTTGTCAATATCAAACTCCTCTGGCATAGCCTGTAACGCAACGGCAATATCGGTAAACGGGCGCGTGGAGAGATCGATATGGTCGGAAAATAGCGGCTTCGTGACATGGTAGTTGGTAATAAAACGGGTGTATTTGCTCATGCAGCCACCACAATCTGAACGTTGTCTGCCGAACAGACGGCCGCCGCGTCGTAGGCGATAGTGATATTTGCCGCGGCCATGCTCTCTGTTGATGTGCCGATGAGTAGCTCGATAATGTCGTAATAATGGGCGCTTCCCCCGCTGACCACCCCAAGGTTTGCTGGAGAGTAGATGCGGCTTAGGAGGATATCGTCACCGATTGACTGGCCGTTAACATAGTCCGCAATGGCCTGTTTGATCTGCTCACCGATCTGTGACGTATAGCCGGTAAAAACCTGCAGCGTGACGGAGGCAAAAATCGGCACATTAACGGGGCGAGAGAAATAAATAAGATGTGGGTTATCGTAGAGATCCGTCACGGTGACTGCCGTCGAGCCGTAGGTGCTGACGCCCTGCCCTTTTTTCCCCCGCAGCGTACCGGCAATGGCTGTTGCGTCACCGCCATCGACTACGCCACAAATGGAGTGCGGCGGCAGTCCGTTAATGTCAGTTGCACCGGTGTCATTTTCGTATAGCTTATGCCGCGTTACACCATCAACGTTGGCTAGCGCGCCATCGACCGCCTCAAAAGGCGTCAGTGACGGCAGCGCTACGCTCTGGCTCTGCCTGGTGCGAAGCTCCGCGTCGGTTTCCGCTGCGGTACCAACGGTAGCCGCAGCGGGATTAGTGACGGATGTCCAGCCGCGCGTCGGCGTATTAATCCCGGTTATCGTTCCGGCGGGTGCAGCAACCGTGCCGCTGCTTGCGCAGGTTGCCGTTACGGTCACTGTGCCATCAATACCGATCGCCACGCTGACGGGCAGCATCCAGACAATATTATTGTTGTCCTTTACCGAGCCGTTAGTGATGGCAGTTCCGGCCACTCCGGTGAGCAGCAGATCGGCTACAGAGTGGGTCGCGCCTTTACGGGCGATGCCGTTGATTTTTACATTGCTGGTCAGCGCCGCGCCGTACGCTGTTGCGGGCGAATAGCAGCTGTAGACGGTGATAGCGGCATTATTGGCATCGTGAATTGCCAGCGCCATCAGCGCTACCATCTGTCCGTCTTTACTGTCTGGCTCCAGGTAAGCATCGCTGCCGTAAATTTGCTTAAAATAGCCGGTCAGGGTAGTGAGGATGGTCTGGTAGTCAGGCGCAGCGATCCCCTCAGCGGTTACCGTTGCCGATAAGCCGAGCGTGTCGAGATTCAAAGCCATCAGGCCTCCGAAGTGAGCTTTATTGTTCCGTAGAGGGTGTCGATCTCAGCGTAAAAGTGGACGCGACGCGTCGTTGTATTGACTGTGGTATTAAAAGAGAGGATGGCCCTGACGCCCTGCGTTTCAAGAATGCGCTGACGGATCGCCAGATCGTAGGTTTCCGGTTTTTGCCTGCCAAGCACGGACTGCATCCATGGCGTTCCCGCTGTTGTATCGAGAAACCACTCGCCGTACCAGAGGTTAAAGCGAGTCTGTACGGCCTGCGCCACGGTCTCCGGCGAATTAATCAGCCAGGCCTCGTCGCCGCTGCCAAAGGTGTAGTCGCCGTTACTGTCTTCGCGTCTGTAGCGCATCTTAACCTCCCAGGGGTGCCGTATTACTGCCGCCACTCTCAACGCCGCCATGGTTGTGTTTATCCACAACCGAGCCATCTACCAGCTGGAGCCGGCCGTCGGGAAGGATTTTCAGGCCGTTGAGATTAAATCCGCCGGGAGCCGTTCCGTTGATGGTGCCGCTTTCAGGATCCAGACTAAGCCGTGTTGCACCGTCGTCACTGCGTATCTCGACGGAGCGGGTGCTGATAGCGTCGATCTTTTGTGTCTGCGACCGTGGGCCAACAAGGGCAAAGGCATCGGAAAGATCGTGCATACGCTCGTCTGACGGCTCCTGAATACCGCCGCTCTGCCACCAGAAGTCGGTACAGCGATCGGCAAATATGACCAGGCACTCGTCGCCCTCTTTAACCGGGAACGTCAGCGTGCAGCCGCCTCCCCGAGGAAAGATGACGGGAACATCAACGAGCTGCGGATAGAGACAGGTATTCTGAATGCCGTCATCGCCGGTGCTAACGAAGCGGAGAGCAGGCTGCACCACGGCGGTGACGCTTTCAGGGTCGAAGGCCTGAATAATGCCCGGCAGAGCCACCCGCAGGTCCTGATTTAATGTCTTCAGCTCTGCCCGGAACGTTTCGGCCAGGCTACCGCTAAGGGATTGATCGGTTTGCATCATTAATAAGCTCCATAAATAAAAACCCGCCGGATGGCGGGTGGTATGTAATGGGTTGCTCAGATAGCATGTGGTCAGCCGGATAGTTTCTTACAGGGGAATGACCCGATAATCGGCGGTGCATCCATATCAGCCTGAAGGAGCTGTACGTTGAGGAATCGCGTTTCGCTGTCAGGTCGGTGAACATACTCAAAGCCGTAATTATTGCCGTCGCTGGCGGGCATCAGGGTCATTTCAACTCTTAAGCCATTATCACCTAACTCTGTTATTTTCTGAGAAGTTACTTTTTCACCGTTTATTTTTGAAACCTGCCCGACATCAGCAACCATTTTAAAATCATCACATTTCACAATAAAACAATAACCTGATGAACTATAAGAAAGAAAGACCGCAAACAGAAAGATGACTTTACTCATCGGCTTATCCTTTTACTTCCGTTGTCTGGCTATATAAATCATCAGCCCCGTGGGCCTCGCACACCATATCCATGTACCACTCCTGGCCCCGGGTGTCGCCCCGGTAGTTAATTCCGCGCACGATGTACACCCCGTCGGTCGCGATGCTGGCGAGCCGCACTTTCGGGTCCGGCTGCGTCGCCCGTCCGTTACCGTTCTTAATACTCTCAGCGATACGTCTGCCGTCACTATGGGTATTTATGACAGAATACCTGTCCCTGTAATTATTTAACTCTTACACAATCATAAGTCGCTAACCGCCGAGGCTGATCCACACCCGTTACGCCAGCCCGGATCCACTCGGCGTTAAGAATAGCCTTTCCATTACGCTTAATATATTCAAGCCCAACCCAGGTATTCGGCTGATTTGTTGCCATCATCCATTCAAG